TTAGTCGAACTATCTTATCATTACATTATACAAAGGGCAAAACAAACTTCGAAGAGACCCGACAACTCTTTGCCCACGGAGTGCTTACAGAACAACTTGACGATGGCACACCAAAGTACTATAATAGTAACATCCTCTCCAGATACTTTAGAAAAGATTACTTCGGATGAGATTGAACCAGTAGCACAAATTCGTCAATGGGCAATGGAACGACTTGAATCTGCTGAAACTGTAGGAGCTAAAGATGCTATCTATAAAGAGTTTGAAGATTGGATTGAATTAGAGGATAAAGAAGAGATAGAATATATTTGTTTAGAAGATATTGATGTAAAATAGTTCTGGGCATCGAAGACATCACCACCACCCGTCTTCGTGTAAGGCCCACTAATCTTTGTAGGGAAAGAAAGAAAAGGATTAAGGAGATGCTTGTAGTAAGATGTCGAGATTGTAATAAGGAGATTAAAAGTCATCCTTCTCAAAGTCATTCATGTGGGTGTCCCAATATGATGACTGTTAAGGGGGATAGTGTAAGCGCAGTTGACTTAAGTAAGGTTGTTATGATAAACTCTAACACAGAAAAGGGAAAACGTGACGGACTTACTTCTCAAGACCTTCAATGGCAAGAAGAAAGACGTAAACGGAAAGTTAAAAAACTTGATTTTGAGATTCGTTAATGCCATTTGATATGGATAAAGAAATCGTCTATAGCAAGACTGAAGTAGATCGTCTTATTGCAACAGCAAAGGATGAAGCGATTGAAGAAGCGCGAGAGATTGATAGAGCTTCAATGGCCAAGCATAATTGGACTGCTACTCTTGTGAGTATGCTTTTAGGATTTACTACTCTGGGGTTATACCTTGATGGATTCCTTAGAGTGATTGGCATCATTCCGCCTTTTATGGATATTGATGTTAGTATTGTTGATGAGATTACAGAAAAAGTAATAAACGATGTTATTCCATATATACAACAATACATACCCGGAATATAGTGGACAATCTTTCCATTTTTTTGTTTGCCATTGCTGGCCTTTCTGCCCTGTTGGGTTCTTTTTATTTGATATCTAATGCTTTTAATTCTAAATCTGTTTGGGATTATAATGAAGGTCGTTTAACTGGTACTTGGACTACAGAGGTAGTAAAACCTGTGCATCCTGAGATGGTTGGTATAAAACCTGGTACAGAGTTGATGGGTGTTAATTTTCAACAGAAGACTGAGTGTGATCTTGAAGAGTATAGAGATCTTCAAGCACGTATAGATGAATTGAGAGCAGAGTTGGGTGGAGAAGATGATGAGGAAGATGAAGATGATGGTGGGGATGTCATTATCTCAAGAGTATGATAAACTTGTATATATAACTCTGATCACATGATAAACTATGAAGATTTTTTTAGACACTGCTGAAACAGATGTCGTTCGTAAGCATTGGAAGACTGGACTTATTGATGGTTTGACCACTAACCCCTCCCTAATTAGAAAGAGTGGGAGGAAGCACGAAGAAGTATATCAGGAGTTTAAGGATATCGGACTGACCGATATTAGCATGGAGGTTATAGGTAGTACAGAGAATATGATTTCTGAAGGTAAGAGATTGCATAAGAAGTTTGGTAAGTGTGCTACGATTAAAGTTCCCTGTACTTATGAGGGTCTTCTTGCATGTGCTAACTTGAGTGTAGAAGGTATTAAAGTTAATGTAACCCTTATATTTTCTCAGGCGCAAGCAATACTGGCTGCAAAAGCAGGTGCTAAGTATGTGTCACCTTTTGTAGGAAGAGTAGATGACAATTCATTTGGTGGATTGTGCCTTGTAAAGGATATCGCTAAGGTATATCGAGAGCATATGGTAACAAGGACAGAGGTTCTAGCAGCATCTTTGAGGGGTGTAAGGGATGTAGGGAGAGCATTTGAGTATGGTGCTGACATTGTTACTATGCCACCATCAGTTTTTGAGGGTATGTATAACCATGTTCTTACAGATAAAGGATTGGATCAGTTTGATAAAGACTATGCTGCGAGTGTTGCAGAATGAAAACTCTAACAATTCAAGAGTTTGTGGATGATTCTGAAAACATCATTCGTAGAGTGGAGAAGGGAGAGAAGATTGCTGTGACTGATGGTGAGGTCAGTGCAGTACTCGTTCCTTCGAATGAGTATGTTTATAGTATGAATAATAATGACGGTCCTTGACTTCTTTTAATTTTTTTCCTATAATCCTAAAGTCAACCATTCAAAGTAATGACACTTACTTCTAAGTTCAAGAAAGATCTAAGCACTCTACGTGCAGCAGCAAACAAGGAAATATATTTGGATGTAAAGAATCCAAAACTTTATAAAAAAGTTAAACGATACTATCAAGATCAAGTACAACTATCTGGAGAAGATCCAGAGTATGATTATGAAGTTATAATAGAATGTATTGCTGAAGATCTTCAATCTGTTGAGGTGCAGTGAGCAAATCTCTTCTTATTTTTTTAGCCGTGACGGGGTTTGCAAGAGTTGCTATTTTGGCTATCCCTGTTGTGGGCATATACCTTGGAGTAAATTCTAACAACACTGAACAAGTAAAATGAATGTAATTATGGAACGGTCTCCATACCGTTATGTGGAATGTGGAACTCTAGATAATGGGTTCCCTGATTTTCGTATTCAAAAGCAGGATTATTATACAAAGAGATATAGAGATATGTATCTTTGTGATAATGGTATGCAACTCACTACTGCTATTGAGGATTTTGAATATACCAAATGGCTTGACCCTGAAGGGGTTCCGTGCTATGTTAAGGATCACACGGTGGCGTGTAGCTCAGTTGGTAGTAGCGTCTGACTGTTAATCAGAATGTCGCTGGTTCGAGCCCAGCCACGCCAGTTTGGGGTAGTAGTTCAGTTGGTTAGAACGCCTGCCTGTCACGCAGGAGGTCGAGGGTTCAAGTCCCTTCTATCCCGTCGCCATCTTAGCTCAGTCTGGTAGAGCAGGGCACTAGTAACGCTCAGGTCGTAGGTTCAAGTCCTATAGATGGCATCGGGTAAGTGTCCGAGTGGTTAAAGGAGGTGGACTGTAAATCCACTGGCTCTGCCTACGTTGGTTCAAATCCAACCTTGCCCATATAAATATCTCTGGAGTTAATTTTAAAATCATGGCATTTAAGGGAACATCTAGTAAATCTTCTAGTGGTGCATCCATGTCTCAGTATGACGTTGAAGTTGAAGCACGTTTAAAGAAATTAGAGGCAAAGGCACATGAGAAGTGTGATAGTGGTGATGATGCAAACCAAGTTCAGGAGTTGAAGAAAGCTATTTTTGAAAATGGTATATCTCCTGAAAGGTTTGAGGCAGTTGAGAGAAAGGTTAATCTACTTGTTGATGCAGTCCAGAGAGAATTGAGAGTTGAGATTGAGTGAGGTAATATTTTGTTATGAAAATTGGATTTAATTGTAGTTCCTGTGATTTATTTCATGCTGGTCATGTAACAATGATGAAGATGGAGAAGCAGCTGTGTGACTATTTGATAGTTGCACTGCAGGTGGATCCTACTATAGATCGTCCAGGAGTAAAGAATAAACCTACTCAATCTGTTTATGAACGTTATGTTCAATTACAAGGTTGTAAATATGTTGATGAGATTCTTGTGTATGAGACAGAAGCAGACTTGCTTAATTTGATTCAGACCCAGACTGTTCACATCAGATTTCTGAGTGAAGAGTATAAGGATAGAGACTTTACTGGTAAGCAGTATTGCATTGATAATGGAATTGAGTTATACTTCCATATGAGAAGGCATCAATATTCTTCTACCGAACTTAGAAACCGAGTCTATGAGCTTGAGAAAGCAAAGAGAGCGGAGAAGGTAGAGGAAAGGGTTGAGCAATATTCTCCTGAACTTTTGAATAAGTATTTTGATGAAAGCGAAGGAAACTAATCTAAAGGATGCATATGTCCTAACTACTCCTCGTTTTGATGACGAGAGAGGATTCTTTTTAGAATCTTTTAGTCTTCAGAAGTTTAGAGATGCTACTGGAGCATTGGATGATTTCGTTCAAGACAATCATTCTAAATCCTCTAAGGGAGTATTGAGAGGACTTCATTATCAGACTGAACACCCCCAAGGAAAGTTGGTTAGATGCACTCAAGGTGCTGTTTATGATGTTATTGTGGACCTTAGGAAGAG